GGCGGCGGCATGGCTTCGGTCGGAATTGGCGGACCCATCACAGGTCGTGGTGCTAACCTGCTCGTCATCGACGACTACATCAAAAACTGGGCAGAAGCCAGTTCGGATCTTGTACTGCAAGGCATCCAGAGCTGGTTCGGCACCACGGCCTATACTCGTCTCGAGCCCGGAGGCTCCTGCGTCATACTGGCGACTCGATGGGTCTTAAATGACCTAATCGGATGGCTGATCGCTAACGACAAGGATCACATGTGGACAGTAATCCGCATGCCTGCAATCGCCGAAGAGAATGACATCCTCAACAGAGCACCTGGTGAAGCTTTGTGGCCTGCCAGGTACCCAATCGACAAACTCCTCCAGATCAAGAGTGTCGTGGGGGACTTCATCTTCAACGCGATGTACCAGCAAGCTCCTCAGAACATCGGCGAAACAAAAGCCGATCCCGAACAGATCCGAATCGTCGACCAGCTGGAAAACCCACAGCTCTACCGTTGGACCAGATCTTGGGACATCGCGGCAACAGACGGCAAGAAGAAGAAGAAGGGTGACTGGACTGTCGGCTCCCTTGTAGGGACGAACGGACGCCCAGGCCTTCCAACGGCATTGACGTGTATCTACGACATGCAGCGGGACAAACTGTCTCCGGCCAAAGTCGAGGATCTTCTCCTCAAGACTGCCCAAAGTGATGGTCCCGGGACACCAATCATCATCGAGCAGGAACCAGGCTCTTCAGGAAAAGCATATGCGGAACACCTTGCGACGAACGTCCTTCGTGGATACAATGTCACCATCAAACCTGCAGGTGGTGAGAATAAGTGGATCCGCGCGCAGCCCTACGTCGCAGCTGTTTCCCATGGCCGCATTCTCATGCTTCGGGCTATCTGGAACCAGATTCACAAGGACGAACTCAAGGACTTCCCAAACGGTCGCCACGACGACACGATCGACTCCGTGAGTCAGGGTTTCAACGAACTCCATCAGTCCAACATTCTCGTCCCAACATGGGGACGTCCAAACCCGGTGGACACCAGTGTGGTGAGAGGTGATACAGGACGACTCATCCAAGGTGTCGTGTGGGGTCGTAGAACTCAACCATCAATTCTAGGCATAAGGTAGAGGATCAACTATGGCCAAGGACGCGGGCAAGAGTAACATCTCGTTCATCAGACAGAACGCCTCTGCCTTGATGGCGAGGATGGGTCTCGCGAGGATGTTCGGGACAATGTTCGACGGGAAGCGGAAGCTGTACGACGTATTCGGCTATCCGCAGAAGCTCAACCCCAATCACCTCTTGGCCAAGTACCAGCGGCAGGATCTGGCCTCAAGAATTGTCGATATGCCGCCGGAGGAGATGTGGGCCCATCCACCGAAGCTCAAGCCAGCACATGGCGTGAAGACTAAGTGGGATGAGTTCACCGCCAAGACTCAGTTCTGGCAGCGTGTCATCCAAGCGGACAAGCTCCTCAGCTTTGGTCCCTTCGCTGTACTGTGGGTCGGGATGAGAGGTGATTCCAAGGCGAAGGCCCCCAACATCGGCTCTGTGGACGACATCCTCTACGTCCAGGCTTACGGCGGTGAGAACGTCACGGTCAAGTCGTATGAGGACGACACCCAGAATCCTCGGTACGGACAGCCCGTCGACTACGAAATCAAGGTTGGTCCAGAGAATCAGCAGAAGACCACTATGGTTCATTACAGCAGACTGATCCACATCGTCGACCGCCCCTTACAAGGCCTGATGTTCGGCGAACCTCGGCTCGCCCAGATCTACAACACCCTGGATGATATCCTTAAGGTCGCTGGAGGTAGCGCCGAGACTTACTGGCTGACCGGCAACAGAGGGATGCAGGTCGACATCGACAAGGAAATGCAGCTCCAAGCCGGAGATGCTGAGGCCTTAGAAGACGAGCTGGATGAGTTCCAACACCAGCTCAGGCGGTACATTCGGACCCGGGGTGTAAAAGTCACGCCTTTGGGCTCAGAAGTCGCAGATCCACGCGGAGTTTTCGAGACTTTGGTGTCAATTCTGGCCGGAACCACATCAATTCCGCAGAGAATTTTGACGGGGTCTGAAGCGGGTCAACTAGCCTCAGAACAAGACAGAGCGAACTGGGCGGAGTACATTGAGCGTCGTCGTCGCGTCTTCGGAGAGCCCTATATCCTCCAACCTACATTCCAATTCCTGGAGGATCGCAGTTATCTGCCCAAAGACGCGACTATGAAGGCCAAACTCGGTACCGACGATTCGGCTCTCGAGTGGTCTGAGTCCTTCCACATGTCTCCCCTGGAAGACGCCCGTACCTTAGCAGAGAAGGCTAGAGCAATCGTGAATATGAGCCGTAGAGCTCAGTTCGGAGATCCGATCGTCTCCGACGAGGAATGCCGAGCAATCTTGAATCTCCCGGAGAAACCCAAGTCTGACGATACAATGCCTCAAGCACCAAAGTCAACTACGAATCCAGGATCTGGAGCTGGTACTCAAAGAGCGAGTCCAGCTGAGGCTCCAGCAGCAACAGCCCCGGCAACACGCGAGGCACCTGATACACGCGGTGGCGGTTAAGTCGCAGCGCACGTACGCACGTACGTAACGGTTTCCACTACACGAAGGAGAGCAACATGGCAACGAAGCAGCCTCGCAAAGTAGCACTGATCAACGTCGCGGACTACCCTCGCGGCAAGTATTCGGCTCACTGGCACATCGTCGTCAGCGGCAGCGAAGAAGAAGGATATCGCTGGCAAGCAACGATCACCTCCTTCGCGCCAATTGGCTGGTCCTTCGAGGGGAAGACCACCAAGGAACGTCCCGACGTACCGATGCCCGTCTACCCGTCCGACGTGCCCATTACCCAGGCACGGTACCTGCAGATGGACGGGGCAGGTCAGAGCAGAGTCAGAGCCCTACAGGACGAGCGTCGGACGCTGTGCGCGGCGGTCTACGAAGCGAGCCCGAAACCTCAGTTCCAGCTCGCGGAGGAGATCGGCGTCTCGGACACTCGCGACGAGGCCGACACTGCAGCCCAGCAATGGGTTCTCGCCCAGATGGTGAGCCACAAGCGCCCGGAGAAACCCGTGAACCCGCAGAACGGCCACGCAATGGTGGGCTTTCTCACCGGTGGCTGGATCCTCGATGCACTATTCGAGGGTCTGCGACGTCTCCTGAGCCCTCTGATCTTCGCATTGGCCTACTCGACGACCGTCCGAAACAACCGGATGACACAAGTGCTGAACGCGATCGACGCGTCGGCTGCGGGCCTGTGGAGAATCTACGATGGCAGCAGACCAGCTACGTGCGGTACGGCAACAACGCTTCTCGCTGAGCTGACTTGCTCGGATCCTGCTGGCTCCGTCGCGTCGCAAGCCCTGACGTTCAGCGCTATCACGGCAGACTCCAGTGCAAATGCCACTGGGACGGCGACGTGGTTCCGAATCGTCGACTCGACTGGTACGTGCTGTGTGGATGGCAACATCGGCACTTCGGGTTCGGATTTGAACCTGAATTCCACGAGCATCTCCTCGGGTCAGGAAGTATCGATCACCAGTGCAGTCATCACCGAAGGCAACGCGTAAGCGGCGCCCTAACCAACTCGTAAGGAGAGCAACATGGGTCAAAGATACACGGTTCACCGGGTGGTCACGCCGACTGCAGACCAGGACATCTTTACTCTGACATCTGCAGCCAATCGTCGGATTCGCCTGATCGAGCTTTCGGTCACAGGTGGAGGTACTACAAGTGCCGCCCAACGCGTACACATCCAGAATGCTACTGCCGGCACGACGCCAGGTGGTGGCATCACTCCCGGCAAGGCCGAGCACGTCGATCAACCCGCTGCAGGCTTCACAGCACCAACAACGTGGGCAGCACAGCCAACGTTGGCGGGACAGCCCATTCCCGTTGGTTGGAACGCTCTCGGTGGTATCAACAGGTGGGTAACACCACCGGGAAGACCCCAAGGAATGTTCGAGGCCAGAAACGGCGAGCATATCTCCATCCGGGCACCTTCAGGGCCGACGTACCAGTCGGCAGCCTTCACTGCGGTAGTCGAAGAAGACTAACCCAACTGCCGTATAAGGAGCCCACCAGCTAATAACTGGTGGCCTTTCGACTATGGGCAAAATTCTTCTGCCTAGACGACAAGGTCTCGGTCTTGTTCTACCCTCGCGTTTCAGACAACGAGGGATGTTGGACATGATCGATATCGGAGCTTTCCCGGCCGCCGGTGGCGCCATCGCAGCGGTTGACTCCATCATGAACGCTGGCAACTCCGGCGACGGCAAATCTATCCAGGGGGACAATGTTACTTCTGTCAACGACGCTGACGCTATCACGCTGACAGCGGATGCCACCTTGCTGGTGTTTACGATCGTGTGGGGCAAAGCGGATGTGCCATTAGGCGACCCGTCATCGAGAACCTTTAGTTGGGGTGCGCAGACCATGACCGAGGTTGCCTACGCTAGGGCTGACGCCACAACGTCGCTCGCCGTCTCGATTTATAGATTGGAGAACCCCACGGCTGGAGCGCAGGGCATCACGGGTTCATGGGGTGAGGCGTGGGATATCTACCTCGGGGCCATTGCATTCAAGGGTGGCGCTCTGACCACAGCGAACGCCGTGACTGATACGGGCGTCGAGGAGTTGGCTGTACCTTCGGATGCTAACGGAGCAAGTGTCGCCGTGTTCTGCGCGAACAGCAACAATCCCGTGATGAACTTCAACGAGATTTTTGCGAATTCTCCGTTCGGGCCAGGTGGTGGCGCAAGCTACCAACTCGGCGGGACCTCGAATCTTCACACCTTCAACCCGACAGGTGGCACCGAACAAGCGCTTGCGGGCGTCCATATCGTTGCTGCGTAGACCATGACACTCACAGTCGGAACGCTGGTGCATGATGGAGAGGCCACTCCTCACCAGATCGCGCTTCGAGTTCCGATCACAGCAGCAGACTCCGATACCACCTGTGCCATGCGGTATCGACAGAAGAACACGGCCAGCCCAGCCGCGCTCGGTCAGGAGGGCGCCTATGTGACAGGGCACAATCTGTATCGCACCAATTCCACGGGCGCTCCAGTGGACTGCTTCGCGTGGACGATCATGGGCCTCAAGCCAAATACACCCTATGAGGTTGAGGTCACGCTCGATAACACAGCGGACGCGCCGCAAGTGCAGACCGTCACCTTCACCACGCGCAAGTTGCCACCGCGCGCAGGCAAGCCTACGGTGACTGCCACTACATCAGACAACCTGCAAACGAAGATTGATTCACTGTCGGCGGGCAGCGTTCTGGAATTGGCGGCTGGAAGCTACAGCCTTTCCGGCATCACCATCAACGCCAACGGGAGTGAAGCTAGCCCGATCTACATCAGAGGAGCCACGCGCGAAGGCGTGATCCTGACGGATACCACCGGGGCGGTCCTGGCCGTCCAGGATTCCGACTGGCTCATCATCGAGAATCTCAGCATCGTGGGATCAGGATCCGATTCAGGCACCGCCGCAAGCTCCATCGGCATCTACTTGAGTTCCGCGCACACGCAGTCGTTCATCACGGTGCGCAACGTCACGATGTCGGGCATCGATCAGGCCGTCATCAGCGGAGACCATGACGTTACGGGCATCCTCGTCTACGACTGCATCGGCGTAGGCAACAACCTTTGGAACGCGTCCTTCGTGGACACCAACATCACCTGGAACGACTGCGGCTTGCAGCTTTCGGGCGATGGCAATTCAGCTTGGAATTGCACGCTGAAAGGCTTTGGAGACACCATCGCGGTAACGTACTCCGGCGCGAGCAGCACGAAGAACTGTCACTACCACAACCTCGACATCCGCAATAGTTGCGACGATTTGATCGAGGTTGACGAGGCGGTGCGCAACGTCACCTTCTACGACAACCGCAGCCACAATTCGATGACGTTCAGTTCGCTCGACCCGCTCTATGGTGGGCCGTTCATCGCCTGTCGCAATATCGCTGTCAATGTCGGGAGGCAGACGCAGAAGTGGAATACCTCCGGCAGCGGGCAATTCCTCTACAACAACACCATCGTCGTCACCAGCCACACGGTGCAGGTCGAATCCGGGTGGTACAACTCAGGTGACGGCGGGGGCAACGCGCAGCAGTCTTGGGGCTACCAGAACAACCTCCTCGTCTATCGAGGCAGCGGTCGGACTACCTACATCTCGTTTGTGGACAACAATCCGATCGACCTCACGAACAATGCCTGGTATCCGAACAACCAGTTCACGTTGAACGACGTGGCCTACAGCAATCTTGCTGACATTCAGGCGAACATCGGGAATTCCACGCCGATCTTCAGCGCGGCTACCAAGGCGCACACGAATGATGTCATCACGGTGAGCAACCCGTGGACGGCGACGGTGACGCTGGGCGCGAACTACCTGACGGAAGTCACGGCCACCTATACCCCGACGCTTTCCGGTGGTGACGCTGCGAAGAACGCCGGCGTGGCGATTGCCGGAGTCACTGACGGATTTGCCGGCGCCGCACCCGACATCGGCGCAATCATTGCTGGGCGAGCGGTGCCGATCTACGGCAACAACCTGCCGCAGTGGGTGAAGGATTTGGACGTTGGGGACTGGTATCAGATACCAAACACGGCATTGAGCAGCGTTGCCCCTTCCCCTACGCCAGTTGGAAACACCGGGCCAATTTCTAAGATTGAAGCATGGACTTCGTTCGTGGTTGATCAGCGTTCCGGCAAGGTGTACTCAGTGGCGAATGGTGGGCATGGTGATTACGCCGGGAATGAAGTGGACGAACTCACGCTTGATGTGGAAACGCCAGCGTGGGCTGAGATTCTGAAGTCCACGGTCAACGGTGATATTCCGGCCGGGCAGACGGACTATTACAACGATGGCCGTCCTGCGTCCCGCCACACATACTACGGAGCAACGTGGAACGAGTTGGATGACAGGTTCATGTTCTTCAGTGGATCGTTCTGGGACAACGGTGGCTTCCTGCCACAGACGGATTCATACAACATCGGAGCTAACAGCTACAACGCCGGGGACACACATCCGGATACGAGCCCGAGCGTAGCCGTTGCCGCGGTTACTTACGATTCGCATACCGGCAATGCCTACATCATGGAAGACATACTCAGGCGATTCAACAGGGCGGCTAATACGTTCACCACGCTCTCCCCATTGACGAATGAACCCGGTAACGGCTGGAACGTCGCCTCGGCTTTCGACAGCAAGCGACGCAGGTTCCTGTTCGCCGGGACCGCTCTGGGCCCATCGTTGCTGAAGCACGTCTACGACGTAGATGCTGGCACGTTTACGCAAATCAATTACTCAGGTGCGGAAGCGTCTAACATCTCGGACACCGAGAATGCGATGGTCTATGTGTCGTCGCTGGACGC